TTTGGCGCCTTAAATTGCTAGGCAAATCAAAGGTTTGTGTGCCTTGGGCGGTAGTAGTAATTTGTATTAGGGCACATTCATTTTTTGTTAAATTAATCATATCTGCTTGGTGCTCTATAAAGTCTATCATTTTTGCCCCCTTGTTTTGCTTATCTGTCTCTTTTAATTTTAAAAATTTTAATTCATCTATGGGGATCATTTTATTTTTTTGGGCGGTATAAGCATCATCGATTGCTTGACTGGCGAAAAGTAGCCTCCTGTGATCAAAGGTTGCTTGTAATAGCTCATTGGCCTGTCGAATCCAATGGCTTGTGGGTTTACGCAAAATCACATGCTTATAGTCCCCTTTATTGTATTGCTGTTTGTACTGACGCAGGTCCGCTTGATACTCTTCCGGTTTGTCAAACGCTACTTCGATCAGCTTTAGTTTGATCTCTTTTTGCCTGAAGGTTTCGCTTTCGTTGCACGCTTGTAAAAACTGAACGCCTCCATTGTAATCACCACATATAGCTACAATATTAAAATTCTCCAAACAAAATAAAAAATATCTCATGTGATGCTTTAAAGATGTTCCAGCCAAAGCATAACTATGAACTAGAGTTGCTTTTTGTTGTTCTTCGTCTAGTTTTAATATTTGTATTGCAAAATCATCAGAACTTTCTGTTTGAGACCATGACGGGTCAAACGCTAAAATGTATTGTGAATCCACACTACCTTTTACCTCTACAGACGGGAGCTCTCCGTCTGGTACGGTACAAAGAGCCATCTTACTTGTCTTAAAATACCCCGCGCTATCATCTGTGAAGATTGCTCCAAATTCTCTCTCGAACTGAGATTGGCTCATCGTTGATTTAGCTTGGTTAAGTAAATTTTGATCGTATAACTGCTGAGGGGCGCAATCATATGAAAAGTGCATAATGCACCTAGACGCACCATCCTTTTGTTCTTCGCGCGTAATATTAAACTCAAATTGCTGATACACTTTATAAAGATACTCAAATTTATAAGAAGCCGAAGAAAGTGCAATTAATTTATTGCCGGGCCATACGTGTCTTTCGTTTTCTTCCATTTTCCCCTCTTCTATTAGCTGGGTTTCCAATTTATCCAAATCGTCACGCTGCGTTGGGTTAGTGACTACAGACAAAAAGGGAACAATAACTTCATTATAAATTCTTTCAGGCATGAGCGCAAACTCGTCAATAATAATTCTATGAAAACGAAACCCCCGAAGTTTTTCACCGTCTCCCAAAGGTAAGGCGCGAATACGGCTCGTACCGATTTCCATTAACCACTCATCGTTAGTTTTAGAGACTTTGGTTATGCACTGTTTAAAAAAGTGGGCGTCTGGGTGCATAGAGATATCTTCAATTTTCTTGAAAATCATTTTGGCTTGTCGAAAAGATTTCGACAGAATACCGATTTCAACGCCTTGATTCAAAATTGCATCTAGCGCAGCAAAAATACCCGTAGTAAAAGACTTTGACATCCCCCTAGACCAAACCCCGAGAAAATAATCCGTCTCAAACATCCCCTTAACAGCCATATGCTGAAACGGAAATAATTTAATCCCCATCAAAAGTTCGGTCGCAAACGTAATATTATTTCTAAGAAACTCATACAATGCAAGTTTTGCTTCCTCCTCTTCAAGAAAACCTTCCATTTTTGCCAGTTCGCCATTAGAGCGAAATCGCTGAGGAGGTCTACGCTGCGTTCCTTCTATCCAACTCATGATCTAAAAAATATTGCATATCCGTGCCCCACACTTCTTTGCCCTTGTAAAGCAACCTAGGAATGATTTCCTCAGAGATTTTCCGGTTCCCGCTAAATAAAAACTGGCAGTGCCCCTGAAACTCATAGCTTAAATCCCTAACCCTCTTCAAGATAAAATCAATATTCGCGGCGCGCTTAAACGCCCTGCTTGCCTTAATCATTTTTTGCGGAGTCGATTCAATAACTACAAATAAATAAGAATCTAGCTCTTTAACCCTTTGTAACTCTCTTTGAAAACGTTCATAGTTTTGGTTGCTTAAAGTAGCATGTAGATCAGAGCCTGACTTGCGATCTACATAAGTATAAGAGTAATGATCGCCAAAAAGAGTATAATCCCCTACGTCTAACTTATGCGCATCAGTCCGAAAAGAAAAGCTAAGAGGGGACTGCTCTCTAGTATCGATAGCAATTCTTAGATCCTCAGGGAGCGTAAAAGTAAAAAATTTCTTAGGTAGCCTCTCTCCGTATAAAGGGCACAAGCCAATCTTTTTTACAGCTTCATTATAGCTACCAAATATTTTTCTGTAAGTATCTATGTCTGGCAAAAAACAACTTTTGGCCTCCAAGTGGAAGGGGGCGTAGTGTCTGTCTTTTTTGAGTTGCCTTTTTTCAATCAACCCTAAAATATATTTTCCTACTTCTGGCGCAGGAGCCTTAGCGCACCATTTTTTAAGCTGTTGCTTTGTGGAAAAATCTCTCTCAAAATACTCTTCAAATTTTTTAAACGGTAATGGCTCCCCAGTGAGTTTATTCGCCCGCGGATAATGAAGGGTATAATATTCTGCTAAAGATAGGCCGTGCTGCTTTAGGTGTTTATGCAACGACCCCCTCCCCTCAAACTCCTTCTTGCACTCCGCACAGCGAAACATTTTTTTGCAGACTCTTTCCATTATATTACCTCTCGTTTAGTGATTCCTAAAACTCGAGACTTCCAATCAACCATTTCTTCTAGCTGATCCGCCTCCTTTTTAACTAACGTTTTTTGCATATCCGCCATTTTAATCATCAGTTTTCTTTCGTCCTCCTCTTGGAACAAGTGTACCAACGATAAAACAGAAGCGTTTCTTTGTTGTTGGTTAGATATTCTTTTGGCCCTTTCTCCATTGAGCTTTGCAATCATTTTATCTATCCGGTTTGTACATTGGTTGTACTCTTCGGATTTGGTTTTAAGCATTTCGGTCAAGCGCATGGTCAAATCATTCTGAGCCTCCGTATCGTCGAACATTAAATTAAGTTTTTGTTTTTGTTGTTCGATCTCTTTGAGATTGATATAATCCATGCATACATTAATATATAAATTTAATTCATCTGAAGTTAAATCAGGCTTGTCCCATGTAGATCTTATATACTCTGATTCTAAAAGTTCACGATTTTGTTTTGTAGGATAGGCGTTGATTACCTGTATAAACCTAGGGGCGGAAAGATAGGTCAATAATCTTTCAAGACATTTTTTATCCGCCACACTTATTTTGTCTATTTCAAACTCCTTGAAAACAACCTTATTAACCTTTTTAATGACAGTGGTCATAATCTTAGGAGGGGCATAACGATCTCCCGTTATCTCGTCTCGCAGATTGGTCATATTGGGAAATTCTTTATTAACAAAATCAGACAGCGCGATAAATTTTGCGCTCTCATAAAAACCTCTATGGTTGGTTTCGTCGGTCCACAACAATTGCGCAATTTCTCTTTTTGTCATTTCAGCGCAATAGTGCCTATGTACAAAATCCTTTTCATGCTCTTGTAAAAAATACTTGCTGCTTTTTTTCTTAACCTTGGTACGATACTCAAAGCCTTTTTCTACCCAAAATTTTCTTAAAACGCGTCCTCTAATAGTGCTCCCTTTTTCATTTGGATCTTCAAATAACTTTTTGGCAGCTTCGTTCAAATCACCATCAAGTTCCTTGAATAGCTCAATCGCCCTCTCTTTTTCCTTTTTAGATAAAATATATTTATTCATAAAAAATATCCTCTTTTTGAATGATTTTTTTTGCTATGTTTTTGTATTGATTTTTTAAATTTTTAATTTGCTTATAGCCCGCCTTCCTGCCTTTTTCGTTGCTCTTATATCCTAATATCCTTGCTACCTCTTCTTCGCTAATCCCATCTATAAAAAGCATCTTGTAAACCAAATAGTGCTTGGGGTTCAAGGCGGCTTTAATTCTAACATGAAGTGTGTCGGTGGCTCTGCTAATGTCAAAATGATCTTCAGGGTTGGTGTTTTTTGTATAAGCGTGAAACTCGAGTGAAAGGGGCATTTTTATATCATATGCATTTTTTTTAGTTTTTTCCCATTTAGCAAATAAATCACACTCGTTACACTGAAGCCCGCTCGGGGTGAAGGCGCACAAATTGGCAATCTGCCCCGTTCCTTGTTCTGCAGATTGATTGTATTCACAATTTAGACAAGGTCGGGCAAAATTAGAATAATGGTTTCGTAAAATATTTTTTAACTGATTGGAAATAATTTTGTTCACCCACGGTTCCAGTGCGCGCGACTGGTCCCATAAAGCCCATTTTTTAAAAATATGGGCCCTAATAATTTGGGCTACATCATCAAAATCAAACCAAGCGATGGCATGTAGGTGCCACTTGTAATATCTTTTACGAATCTCATTATCTATTATATCAACCCGGTCTTCGTACGTGGCATCTTTTTTATCCTCCATCCTCGGGCACCTGAGCTTGTTGTCGTGACGCACATTCTGCCATAGATTGGGCGAGAAACTCTTCTTTGCTTAGCGGCTTAGAAGGAGCGGCTGAATCTCGAGGGGTTATATCTGTAGGATTTAAAGGATTATTT